TTGTGATACAAAAAAATAAAAAAACAATGATAAAAGAAAAAGGTAAGGAAATTTGCCAACGAGTACTTGACACAAACTATCAGCCCTTCCATCCTTGCCTTTCATCCTCCCACCCTGTATAATATCCATAAGAATAAATCCTGTGGGGTGGGTAATGAAGAAACGAAAACTATTTTGTGAAATTTCTCCATTTACGTATGAAATTTCCTTGTGGAAAGAAAGAATCAAGAGAAGGATAAGGAATTTTAAGAATTTAACCAGATTTGCAAAAGACAAGAAGACAGAGAAGCTTCCTATCCTACTTTACGAGCATAAGTCCTTGATGAGGAGAAGACTTGGAGGTGTAAGGCAGGATTTACAGGAAAATAAGGTGGTGAATCTTGGTTTGGCGGCACCTAAGGTTTCAGGGATATTGATTAGGCCTGGTGAGGTCTTTTCGTTTTGGAAACTTGTGGGCAATTGCACTGCGAAAAAAGGCTACAAAGAGGGGATGACCATTTCTCTTGGCAAGGTTTCGGAAGGTGTTGGCGGTGGAATGTGCCAATTTACCAATCTACTGCACTGGATGGTGCTTCACACACCGCTTACCATCACCGAGCACCATCATCATGATGGCTTTGACCTCTTCCCTGATTTTGGAAGGAAGGTTCCTTTTGGGACGGGAACTTCTATTTTCTACAATCATATAGACTATAGATTTAGAAATGATACAGACCAGACCTTTCAGATTCTTGTGTATACCACAGAAGAATACCTCTGTGGAGAGATTCGCTCTGAAAAGGAATTGCCTGTGAGCTATCGCGTGTATATAAAGGATGAAAAGTTTGTGCGTGAGGGAGAGGACATTTACAGGGTTGGAAAGGTATATAGAAGGTGTAATGACAAAAAGACAGGAAGGCTTTTATTTGAGGAGCTATTGAAGGAAAATCATGCTAAGGTAATGTATGAGATAGCAGAGGATAAGGCCAATGGTGAAGTTAGCTAAGCTATTTGTTATTCGTTTTTCAAGTTGCTTATTATCTGGATTTAGCTTATAATGATGAAAAGAAGGGGTAGGGGGAAGTAGTATTGAATACAGAAATAAAAAATGCAGTAAATGCAGCAGGAGATATGGCTCAGTATGATGAGAATGCCAAAAGGCTTTTGGGAAATAAGAGCATACTTGCACATATTCTTACAAGTACAGTTGAAGAATTTAGGGATATGAATCCCGTAGATGTAGAAGGGTATATCGAAGGAGAGCCTTGTATAAGTTCTGTTCCCGTAGAGCCTGGGATTACTAATACAAAGCAGGATGGAAAAAGGATAGCAGGACTTAATTCAGAAAGTATAGACATAAATGAAGGTACGGTAAGATTTGATATTGTGTTTTATGTGAGACTGAAAGATGGAGTATCACAGATTATAATAAATATTGAAGCACAGAAAGGTATACCATCAGAATATCATATCTTAAACAGGGGAATTTTCTATGCATGTAGGTTAGTATCTTCTCAGAAAGAAAGAGACTTTGTAAATACTAATTATGATGACATAAAGTGCGTTCATACAATATGGATTTGTATGAATATGCCTGAAAACAGTTTGGATTATTATCAATTAGCTAATAGGAAAGTTTTAGGCTCTAAGAAATGGGAAGGAAAGCAGGACATGATTAATATCGTGTTAATCGGTCTTGCAAAGGACTTACCTGAACACGATGAGAAGTATGAGTTGCATCGTTTACTGGTAGCATTGGTGTCTAAGAAGCTTACTACAAGTGAAAAACTGGAAATTATTGAAAAAGAATATAAAATTCCAGTAAATGATAATTTGAGAAAGGATGTGAATGTTATGTGTAATTTAAGCCAAGGAATAGTAGATGAAACAAAGATAGAGGTAATGATAAATATTGTTATGAACATGCATAAAAACAAATTTTCACTGGAACAGATTTCTCTTGCAACCAATAAGAGCATTGAAGAAGTTAAAAAAATAATTGAAGAGAATGAACCAGTACTGGCATAATCTAAGAACCAACACAAAGAAAGTACCTCATGTACGATTACAAAAATACTTAGCAAAAAAACAGCAATCAAGGAGCAGGAAAAACCTAAATTTCCCGGCTCCTATTTTCTGTACTTTTTCTGTTTTTTATGCTATATATATACTAAAATCAGCCCATTTAGTGACTTATAGAATCGCCTAGACCACGCAGTATTACTAAGTTTCAGCCAGTCATACAATATAGTTTTGGTGACCTATATTCGTAATTTATACCGAAAAGATTTCGTTCAATTATATTAAGCAGATTAAGAGGTCTGTGACTTGGATGTGAATAATTCGGTGTCCGGAATATTGAATTAGACGAAGGAGTTAGAGAACGCATGATTACGAATTTTTGTCGAATAGGCGAACTTTTTTACTATGACTTTTAGGAGAATTTAATCATGGATCACTTCATTTTACATAGCGAATACGCCCCAACAGGAGACCAGCCACAGGCTATAGAAGAGCTTGCCACAGGCTTCAAAGAGGGCAACCAGTTCCAGACTCTGCTTGGAGTTACCGGTTCCGGCAAGACATTTACGATGGCAAATGTAATAGCCAAACTTAACCTCCCTACCCTTGTCATTTCACACAACAAAACCTTGGCAGCTCAGCTCTATGGTGAGTTCAAAGAATTCTTCCCTGAGAACGCAGTAGAATACTTTGTATCGTACTACGACTATTATCAGCCTGAGGCATACGTGCCTTCCTCAGACACCTACATAGAGAAGGATTCCGCCATAAATGATGAGATAGACAAGCTTCGCCACTCCGCCACAGCGGCACTTTCTGAGAGAAATGATGTGGTTGTGGTTTCAAGTGTGAGCTGCATATACGGACTTGGAGATCCTATCGACTACGAGGATATGACTCTCTCGGTGCGTCCGGGGCAGATAAAGGACATGGAAGAGGTTGTTAAGAGGCTTGTGGACATTCAGTACACCAGAAATGATATGGATTTTAAGCGTGGTACATTTAGAATCCGAGGCGATATAGTGGAAATCTTCCCTGTGGCATCCACAGACAGAGCCATCAGGCTTGAGTTTTTTGGTGATGAGATAGATAGGATATCAGAGGTGGATGTACTTACGGGGACTGCGCTTGCAGAACTCTCCCATGTGGTAGTATTCCCGGCTTCCCACTATGTAGTTGCCCCTGAAAAAATGAAAGAAGCCCTTGCCAAACTTGAAGATGAACTTGACCTCAGGGTAAAGTATTTTAAGAGTGAGGACAAGCTGATAGAGGCGCAGCGTATCAAAGAAAGAACTAATTTTGACATAGAAATGATGAGAGAAACAGGCTTTTGTTCGGGTATAGAGAACTACTCAGGTCCTCTTTCGGGAAGATCGCCGGGCAGTATGCCATTTACCCTTATCGACTATTTTCCGGACGAATTCCTCATCATAGTGGACGAGTCACATATCACGATTCCTCAGATAGGAGGAATGTATGCAGGAGACCGCTCGAGAAAGACTACGCTTGTAGACTACGGTTTCAGACTGCCTTCAGCCCTTGACAACAGACCTCTTAATTTTAACGAATTTGAAAATAAAATAGACCGCATGCTCTTCGTATCTGCAACTCCTTCGGAATACGAGGCAAAGCACGAACTTCTTAGGACTGAGCAGATAATAAGGCCGACCGGACTTGTGGATCCGGAAATCAGCGTAAGGCCTACAGCAGGGCAGATTGACGACTTGATAAGCGAGGTAAAGAAGGAAACTGAGAAGAAAAATAAGGTTCTTGTAACCACACTTACCAAGAAAATGGCGGAAGACCTCACAGACTATATGAGGGAGGCTGGTATAAGGGTAAGATATCTCCACTCCGACATAGATACCCTCGAAAGGTCTGAGATTATCAGGGATATGAGGCTTGATGTTTTCGATGTGCTTGTGGGTATCAACCTACTAAGAGAGGGACTTGATATACCTGAGATTACTCTAGTTGCGATACTTGATGCGGACAAGGAGGGCTTCCTTCGTTCGGAAACTTCCCTCATCCAGACCATAGGCAGGGCTGCAAGAAATGCAGATGGCCATGTAATAATGTATGCAGATACAATCACTGGCTCTATGAACAGGGCTATCACGGAGACTGAGAGAAGACGAGCCATCCAGATGAAGTACAATGAGGAGCATGGAATCATTCCTCAGACGATAAAGAAGAAGGTTCGTGACCTTATAAGCATATCTAAGAAGGTAGAGGAAGACAGCTCCAAGATAATTAAGGATGCTGAATCTATGAGCGAGACTGAGCTTAAGGCAGTTATCAAGGAGCTCACCAAGAAAATGAATCAGGCAGCAGTAGAGCTGAACTTCGAGCTTGCGGCAAAGCTTAGAGATGAAATTATCGAGCTTAAAAAGCATTTGGTAGACCTGACAGCGATGTAAATGATAAAAAAGAGACTGTAATATTAAAAAATATTAACAAAGTGATGTAAACACAGATTATAACAAAAGATAGAAGGAGCTTAACGCCAAAATCGACTGTTATAAACCTTGTTATCGTGGTCACATTTTGTGGATATTTAAGAATAATATTACAGTCTCTTTTCATGTATATATAGAATTGTGTATTTAATATTAAAATACTATTAACAACAAGCGTGATTATTTTAAAATATTGTTAAGTAAGCCTTGACAAAATATACAAATGATAGTATAAAAAATAAGGTTAATTGAGCATTATAGACAAAGATTATAAATGACATTAATTATAGAAAAAATCTATAAGTTTATTATTAACCAAATCTTAATCAAAATGTTTTCAATGATTAACACAGAGATGATACTTATGTATTGTGGTTTTATTTATCTGTTTCGGCCAAAACAGGTAATACTTAGATAAACAAAGTGTAATTAGGTGGGGACTATCCGGAGTTTGATTGAGACAGTAACTATTATTTTATTCACGATGAGGAGAATCAAAGAGATGAGAAGGACAAAAGTTCTATTAGCTGGAGTTATGGCTATGTCACTTGCAATTAGTTCTACTGTTGTACCAGCTGGAGTAAACTCGACTCTAGGCAGTCTGACAGGTGTTAAAAGAACAGTAGCTTATGCAGCTGAGAATAAAAAAATACCTGTGGAAGGCATGAAAGATGGTGCAACATTATCTGTGATGGGTGCAAATATCGGTGAAGATGATGAAATATGTGAGATTAAAGATGGAATTATGACTTTTCCGACTTTAGCTGATGGGGTTAAGTATACTATAACATTTGATTTTGATGATGATAAGTATAATATGTACGACTATGAGCTCATGGTTACAGGTGGAAAATTAAGAGATAGTATTGATTTTATATTTAAAGATGGTGAGCTTTGCGAAGTAGACAAAAATAATAAATATGCAGAAACAGGAAATAAAATCACTAAAATCATTGTAAAAGAAAAAAAGCAATTCCCTAAGAATAGTGTAAAGTTTCCGGAGTTTACTGTAAAGTATAATGATGGAACACCTGTCGAAGATGGTGTTGAAATTATCGTGGTGTTAACTCAGGATCAGGGTGGAGAACAAAAACTACAGGTTAAAGATGGGAAAATAACTCCTACATTTAATGCTAATACAAATGTACTTTACACAATTGGTATGTCAGCACTTAGCAAGAATTTTGATTTGGTTGATGTTGATAACTCAAATGCCCTTGATAATGTAAAGAATGTTAATGTATTTATAAGCGATAAAGACAATGAACTCTATGATATGAAGAATCGCGTTGATGATTTCGGTAACACAAGTAATAAGTTCAATGGTTTAGTGCTTAGAAAGAAAGTATCAGCTCCTCTTTACACTGGCCCTGTAGTAGCTATAGGTGTACAGCCTGTCGAAGAGCTTAAAGACATTTCAGACGACAAGACAGCTCTTGGTGAGCCTACGGGCTCAGCTGTAAAGGGCAAGAGAATTGCACCGGGTAAGGATGTAAAGGTTGCTGATATAGCTGTCGTATTTGAAGATGGCACTAAGGTTCCTGACGGTGTTACCTTAGACAACTTCCGTATGAAAGACATTTGGGCTGAGCCTGCACACTACAAAGTTAAGGATGGTAAGATATCAGGTATAGTTCTTAAAGCTGATGAACAGTATAAGCTTGGCTTTGATGTAACCAATGCTGACTACAATAACTATGAGGTTGTTGGTGCTTATAAGAGTAAAAAGCTTCTTAGAGTATATGCTCGTTATGAAGGCGGCGTACTCCTAAAGTATGATTATGATGAGGGTATTGAAGCACCTGAAGAAGAGATTTCAAAGATTGTCATTAAGAAGACAGACGGCAAGCCTTCCAAGCTTCCTGTATCTACTTCCTGCTTAATGAACCTTATACTAAGTGACCATGGATATCAGCCACAGGGCGTACTTCCTTTTAGGCTTGTAAGACTGGATAATAAAAAATCAACATTAGTGTATAGCAGTAATGATGGAATTCTCTCTCTTAATGGAGAAGCTGGTGTATGGTATGAAATGAAACTTGATAAGAATCCTCTCTACAAGCTAAAAGATAAGACTGTATTCAGATTTGTACTCAATAAAGAAGGAAAGTATGTGGCTTTACTTAAGGGATACAAGAACCCTGATAATCTGGAAGGAGTTGTGACAAGCCATTATGTTGAGCTTATAAGACTTGACGGCAAGATTCCTGTAGGCTCAGCCCTTGCTACAGGGGAGTGTACAACCGGTCAGAAGTATAGCCTCAAAGACTACAAGATTATCTACAATACAAAGAGAGCAGAAGTTAAGGATATCCCTGTACAGTTTAAGTCAGATGCACTTAAGAAGCCTGTTAAGTTTGAGATATACAATGCTACAAAGCAGAAGGTGGAGAAGGTTGTTCTTTCAAAGGATGGTAAGCTTTCAGGACTTAAGTTAATAGTTGGAAATGACTACATCATTTCAGCCTTAGATAAAGAATACAGCATGAAGAATGCTTACGTAACTCTTAGCAATGATGGTAAGAAGCTTATTACAAGTAAGGCTCCATACGGAGAATTCAAGGGATTTAAGCTTAATAAGCGTGAAAAAGCGTTGACAGATGAAAAAATGGCTAACAGAGTGCCTTACAAGCTTCCTGTATATGTACTTGGCAATAACAAGAAGAAGGTTAACAATGTAACACTTAAGTTCATCTCTCCTAGAGAGACATTTGAAGCTAAGGTAGTAGACGGCTGGGTAGACCTTTCACTTCTTGAGGATACCAACTATGTTATGGAAGTAGTAAAGGGCAACTACGCTATAGATGCCTTCCCACTTACAGTAAAGGATAAGTCAGAATTCGGTGCAAAGAAGTATGTATTTAACCACTTAAGCTGTGGAAGCGTACAGGCACTTTACCTCATTAACAAGAAGCAGGCTCATAAGAATGACACTACTTTGGTAAGCTCTGACGGCACAACCAAGGTAACAGGCTTTAGATTCGGCAACGGTGAGTACGCACTTTCTTCAAGAGTACTTAAGAATGTTAAGGTACCTGAGCTTAAGGGCAAGAAGTACCTTGTACTTGATGTAGATACAGTAAATATGTACAGAGTTGAGCTTTCTCCTCTTGCATACGGCAACTTCAAAGTAACTACTACAGTTGCGGGCAAGAAGCCGGTTAAGAATGTGTACTACATTGATGGGGCAAATAAGCTCCAGAAGGTTAAGTTCACACAGAAGGGTGATAAGCTTACCTTCAATATGAACAGCATGGCAAGATACAACACAGTAATTGAATACAAATAAATCTTGCAAGAAAAGTAATTAACAAAGTTTAAGCTAAAAGTCTAATGTGGAGCTTCTGCATTAGACTTTTGGCGAATCATAAAGATGTTGTAGTCAAAAGATAATAAATTATCTTGCGATAGGGCCTCAATCAGATTCTTATGTATTGATGCTTGAAGTAACAAATTATATTTGGCGGATGGTATATAAATGTAAATATATTTAGGGAAATGCAATGACTAGGAGTTAATATGAAATCTAACTTGAAGAAAATGTCTGTGATAGCAGCGTTCATCCTCTCAGGCACGGTCCTTGTGGAAACAGGCTGTGGTGGGCATCCTGCATACAAGCTTAAAGACGGTGAGAGCTCAAAGGTGCGCATTATTGAAAAGGACGGTAAGCTCGTTAAACTTGAAGTAAATCAGAATGCGGTTACAGAGGTAGCACTTGCAGCTGAAGATAAAGCAGGTGAATCAGGCTGTAAGATTAAAGGCCTTGGTAGGCAAAAGACAGAGGAAGCAATCAAGCCTGAAAACGAGCTGAAAAAAGGGATTGACATTAAGGGAAAGAGCAAAGAAAACAATAGAGAAGACAGTAAACAAGACAAGAAAGAAGATAGTAAAGAAAACAATAAACAAGATACTAATCAAGACAACGAGAAAGGCGACAAGAAAGACGATAAGAAAGGCAGTAAAAAAGACAATAAGTCAGATAATAAAAAGAAAAATAAAGATAAGAACAAGGAAAAGGTCAAGAAGCCTGGGAAAGGAAATGAAAATAAGACTGGTAACAAACCTGCTAAAAAGAAAATCTGGGTTCCTGCCGTATACAAGACAGTTAAGCATCCTGCCGTAACAAAGCAGGAAATTACTGTCTACTGGGTATGCCAGTGTGGTCAGGTTTTCTATTCAGATGAGGATTGGCAGGCGCACCGCCCAAAGCCTTGAAACGGCAAACATAGCTTTGCGGAGCAAAGAATAGAAACAAAAGAAGTTGTTGTTAAAAAGGCTTGGACAGAGAAGGTCTTGGTAAAAAAAGGATACTGGAAATACGAATAAAGGAAGAGTTATGGGAAAGCAAATTATTAAATCACTTATGCTTGGCGCACTTGCAGGAGTCTTAGTATTTACAGCTAGACTAGAGATGGTTGTAGCTGATACAAAGACAGATAGCATAGTAATTTCTAAGTCAAAGGTCAAAATGACCATAGGAAATGAGATTACGATAGGTACAAGTGAAAGTGATGACATTACTGTAAATGTATACACTTCTAATACGAATAAGGAATTTAAAATTAGTACTAAGGATGGTAAGAAAGTTAAGATTAAAAAGTCAGGAAAAGTTTATAAGGTAAAAGCTATAAAGAGCGGCAAAGCAACTCTTAAGATAACTTTATCAGCCAACAAAAAGGTCAGTAAAACTCTTAAGTTAAACATCAGAAAGAAGAGTGTTGTTGATTTTGGTGAGGTAATAAAGGTTACCGCAAAGAACTTTGATAAAGAGGTGCTTCAGGCAAAAGGGATTGTAATTGTTAATTTCACTACTAAGTGGTGTGGTTACTGTCAGTTTTTGGATCCTCTTTACAAAGAAGCAGCCAAAATTAGGCAGATATATAAGTTCACAAAGGTTGATGGTGATGAAGACCGAGATCTTGTTAAAAAGCAAGGAATAGAAGGCTTTCCTACGTTACATCTCTATAAAAATGGCAAACTAATTAGAGAAGGCGGCTACTGGACGGATATGACAGTGTGGGATCTGCTTGACTGGATAGAACTTCGATAAAAGTTTCTAAATAGGTAAAATCAAAATTAAATATGATTGTACTCTCTCAGAATATCTGTCACAAAGTAGATTTAAAATGAGACTTGAAAGGAATGAATGGGATAAGACGGGAAAGACAGAGATAGCCAGGGATAGAGCGAATTTATCGGAGACAATTTTAAGAGTTTGTGACAGCAATAATGAGAAAAACGGTCAAAATTTCATTTCAGTTTTTGAAGTGATGGAAAATAAGAGGATAATTGGCTGAAAGCGTTGATAATACAGCGTTTCGAGTTGATTATCCTATTTTTTTCCTTTTTCCCGATATCCAAAAGTAGGTGACAAATCGGAACGCGTGCGGAAGTGTGCGAACGGAGCGTGCGAAGCGTGATTTTGGCGTGCGAAAAAAAGAGGGGAGAGGGCGAAAAGCTACTGTTTATCAGCGTACGAGAAAAGGAACGCTAAAAAGGTGAAGCGTGCGAAAATGAGGGAAAATGGGTTAAAAAAGGAGTTGGAGCAATGGGACAAAATAGCACTTTAAAAAATTGATGTCCCATTGGCTTATTTTAGCCGTTTCTAAGGTTTTTTTGGTAAAAACGCTTTAATAAGGTAACGGGACAAAGTGACATTATATTTATGTATTTTATTCATATAAAACGCATAAATATACATAAAAATAATTAGTAAAAAATGTATATAAAAAGGTTTATAAGTAAATCTATAAAATCAAAAAAAATTAAGCTATACTAGAATTTGACAATGTTTCGTCTGAATGGGATGAGATTTGTTTTTCTTTGCTTTTAAGCAATCTGTTATATTTTAGCTGAACCATAAGCAGAATTTCTTCTTGATCCATCTCTGAAAGTTCAGAGAATTGCTTCAAAAGTTGTTCTTCAAGAACGCTTAATTCTATGGTAGGCTTTTCTACAGTTGCCTGCTCTTTACCAAATAAAAGCCAATCTACTGAACAGTCTAAAATCTTTGATAGACCTATTAATGCAGTAGATGAAGGGAGAACTTTACCACTTTCAATGAGACTGAGGTTTCCAGTAGATATACCAGCAGTTTTTTTTATATCAGCCCCTGTAAGGTTTAAAGCTTTTCTTCTTTCTTTTATTCTGAGTCCTATTAACAAATTATCCATTGAATCTCCTATCTTTAATATTAAAGAAAAATATTAAAATGTTATTGACAAATCTCTAATAATAAAGTATTATAATAGTAGTACTAGATTTAATATTAAACCTAGTACAAGATAAAAATACCATAAAATAAGTGTTTTGACAATATACAAATAGCCGTTCGGTTTGTGGAATCCCACTTTAATGAGTTGTAAAGGGAGTATTATACCTTAAAAACTCTAATATTAAATATTATAAAAATGGTTGCCAATCCTTTAATAATATTATCTATTATGTGCTACAGTTCTTAAAATATTTGTCAAAAATACTTACATTATTTTAACACAAAAAATGATTTAAAGCCATAAGTTGAGTGGAGAACTATAAATTCAACTAAAAATGAAATAAAAATAAGTGGAGAGGTGATGTTATTGAGAAAAGTGGCAAAGTACAGAGATTACTCAAGCTTTGGGAAAGATATCAAAAAAGCTTTAGTAGATAAAAATATGACAGCTACAGAATTGGCTTATAAGTTAGGTATTAAGCCACAGTATCTTAACAGTGTTATACATGGAAATAGAAGCGGAGAAAAATATAGAAAAAAGATTATTGAAATACTGGACTTAGTAGCTTGAAAGGAGTGTTGAATGGCTAAAATATTTTTAACACTTAATGAAGCTGCAGAGCTAGAAGATTCAAACTATGAAACTTTAAAAAAGAAGATTCAAAGGGATTCAGGTGGATATAAAGCTACTAAAGAAGTCAATGATAATGGAGGCAAGGAGAGAGTAATGGTAGCCCTATCTTCTCTATCCCCCAAAGCAAAAGCAGCATACGCTGAGAGGGTTAAACTTAAAAAACTTGCAGAAAAAGGGAACAGTGATAAGGCTGAGTCTAAAAAGGAAGAAAAGCCCTGGTATGTAGATTGTGATGTGGACTGGTTTACGGAAGTACATAAGAAGGAATACTACAAGGCTATGGAGCTTGGGAACATTATAAGGGAGTTTCTTGATTATGACGAAGCCGGAAGGACTGAGTTTGCTGACACCTTTGCAGCCGAAAGACTTGGAAAGGATAAGAGGACACTTTACAGGTATACCAAGGCTTACCTTACAGCTTCCGCCTGGGCAGACAGGCTTCATAAGGAAGACGGTGGGAATTATGAGTGTTTCAAAGTGCTTTGTCTTTGCAGAAAGCCTAAGAATGCCGGAACTTTTCCAAGTTTTACTCCGGAAGTAAAGCAGGCTATTAAAAATATATGGTTTAATGAGGACTTTGCAAGAAACCAAGGCACGAGGGAAATGCTCTATGACAAGCTTACGGCACTAAAGAACATCAACAACTGGGAGAAGCTTCCAAGCTACCAGTCGGTGACAAGGTATATAAGCTTTCTTATGGAAGACGAGAACTTGCGTAATGCCTGGTATCTTGCAAGCAGGGGAGAGCGTGAATACCGCGGAAATGTAATGGTTAAGGCAGAAAGAAACACAAATGACCTTAAGGTTATGCAGGTATTGATGGGTGACGAGCACACCTTCGACTGCTGGGTATCATATAAGCACCCTAACGGAAAGGTTACGGCAGTAAAGCCTAAACTTATTGCCTGGGTAGATATAAGGTCAAGGATGATACTCGGTGATGTGATGTGTAAGGATGCCAACAGCGAAACGCTGAAAGAGTCACTGTTAAAAATGCTTTACCACGATGCCGGAAGTGTACCGCAGTACATCTACATTGATAACGGTAAGGACTACACTTCAAAGCGCATGACAGGCTTTGCAAGAAATGACAGGCAGAGAGCACACTTTGATGATGCCACAGAAGGCTTTTACAAGTCGATAGGGATTGAAGATTACCACAGGGCACTTCCTTACTATGCCTGGACTAAAGGACAGGTTGAGAGGTTTTTTGGAACTGTCTGCAAAAAGTTTGTAAGGTGGTTTAAGAGTTACACCGGAACTCTTACAGGCTCAAAGACTTCAGATAAGATTAGTAAGGACATAAACGGAATGCTTGAAAGGGGAGAGCTGCTTACCATAGAGGAGTTTTATGAGAAGTGGCAGAACTGGGTAAAGGAAGTCTATGCGATAAGCGTGCAGGGCGGTCTTAAGGCACAGGGAGAGAAGTACACTACCCCTCTTGGCTGCTTTGAAAATGCTGAAAGATATATGAAGGCAGTACCGCCTAAGAGCTATGCAACGCTTCTTATGATGAAATCAGAGAGAAGGCTTGTAAGGAATGTAGGGGTAAAGGTTGGAAGTCTTACCTACAGATCCGATGACCTCTGCCAGTACATAGGGCAGCATGTGGATATCAAGTATGACATTCACGATATGCAGACAGTCTACATATTTAAGAACGGAAAGCAGGTATGTGAGGCTTATGCACAGGAGCTTATGACCTTTGTAAGCCCGGACGGAGTGGAACAGGATGCATTAAAGGAACATCTTGGCAGACAGAAGAGACAGCTTAAGAGAGACAGGGAACTGCTTAGAGAGGCTAACATTCCTTTTGAAGAGTTAAATGCCGGATATGTGGGCTTTTCTTCCACAGTAGGCGGAATTGACCTGATGATAGGAAAGAAGCCTGAAAAGAAGGAAATAAAGAATAATGTTGTATCTCTTCCAAAGGATACCACTTATAAGAATGGATTCAGGAAGCAGGAAGACAGTAACGGAAATGACTACATTAATAGAAAGGCTGCAGAAGCATTGAGGGACTTAAAGGCTTTGTAGCAAAAGATTAGAAAGGGGATTTGTTATGGTGGCTGAACAGCTTTATACAGAGGAGAGGGAACTTAAGGATATTGTACAGGATATTCTTTCCGAGATGGGAATAACCAAGGCAGAGCTTGCTGAAAGGCTTTCGGAAATGGGAGAAGTCAGGTATACAAGGTCTACCATAAGCAAATATTTATCAGGGAAATATGATTCTAACCCGGAAGGGATTGAGGCTGTACTTTGGGAGTTTGTACACAGCGTTGAAGGTGATGAAAAAAACAGTGTGACAGGCTTAAGGTCAAAGACTGAATACTTTGAGTCTGCCGATTTTGTAAATACTTTAGGTATATGCCGTTCCTGCCAGGAAGACATGGCTCTTGGGATTGTGGTTGCAAAGTCAGGCTATGGCAAGACACACAGCTTAAAAAAGTACGCTAAGATGCCGAGGGTTGCCTACATAGAGTGTGATGACACCATGGCATGCAGAGACCTTGTAGAGGCAATAGAAAAGGAAATAGGAATGCCACAGGGGGCAGGAGGCACTATATGGAGCAGGGTGAACCGCATAAGGGACTTCTTTAACACAAATGAAGGCTATCTGCTTATCATTGATGAAGCCGATAAGCTGATAAACAAGTACACCCAGAAGAAGATGGAAATAATAAGGGGAATATATGACCAGTCAGATGTGGGAATAGTGATTGCAGGAGAGCCAAGGCTTGAAGCTGAAATAAAGAGTAACCTTGTACGCTTTGCAAACAGGATGGACTTTTATTATAAGCTTAAGGGGCTTACAGAACAGGAAGTAAGAGATTACCTTGAAGGCTATGAGATAGACGAGCAGGCTATGAATGAGTTTATGCTCCGGGCAAGGAATAACCAGACAGGGTGTTTCAGGCTTCTTGACAGGACACTTACAAATGTACTCCGCCTGATGAAGGAAACAGGAGAAAAGAGGATAACCCTCAAAGTAATGAGGGAAGCAAGCGGAATGATGATGTTATAAGAAGGGAGAACGGTTATGAAGAGAAGAATGATAATACAGCTTGAAGGAAGCAGTGAAACAATAAACAAGCTTGAAAGGATTTTCACACAGTCAGCAGTAGGAATGGCAGGAGAAGGCGGACTTAGCGGTTATGTAATAACAAAAGAGAACATAGCCGAAAAAGGCGAAATACTAATCCCTGATTTTATTAAGAAAAAGCATGGTCTTTCAAAGGAGGCGGTCTGATTGTATGAGCCAAGCATAAAAATGTTATGGGGGATTGCAAAAAGTAAAGAGCTTTCAATGTCTGGTGATGACCTGCATGAGTTTGTATATGGACAGACAGGAAAGTCAAGCATTAAGAAGCTTACAAGAAGGGAGCTTTCCCTTGTAATAACAGCACTTGGAAACCTTAAGGATATGGCAGGAGGAAAGAAAAAGCCCGGCAATCCTGTGACGGAGGAACAGAGGAAGAAGCTTTACATACTCTCAAGAAGGCTTGGATGGAAAGACAACAGGCGGATAAACGGAATGGCTAAGAGGATGTTTAAGGTTGACCGCATTGAATGGCTTGACTATACACAATGCTCCAAGCTGATTGAAGCCCTTAAAGCCATGCTTAAGAGGGAAGGAGAGAAGGAATGAAAGATGGGAGCATTAAACTGAAGCTGATAAACGACAAGGTTTCAATGGAGTGTGGGCAGGCAGAACTTGAAGCAGTTGCAGTTATGTGTGGGGCAATGCAGGCAATACTTGCTTATGAATGCTACAGGAGACTTGATGATGTCGATAATGTAAGAAATTACATGCTTGATCTTCATCTTAGTGCAATGGATGACTTTATGGCATCTGTGAAAAGAGGTGGAATAGATGACCAAAAGTGAGATAAAAGAGAAGGCTAAAATAAAAAAGATACTACAGGCAAAAGGACTCCTTCCGCCTGACAAGAAGAGGCTGAACCGGAAGAGGTTTATAGATGAAGCCAGGGAACAATGGGAAAAAAGGGATTTAAGCTGCATTTTGTGGGATTATTATATCCAACAGGCACTTGTCTGGATGACTTCTTATACTGATATGAACCTAAGACCTTCCCAACAGGCTGTTGGAGCTGCAAAGGTATATAAAATTGCACTAAAGCTTAAAGAGTTTGAGGAAGAAAAGAGAGAGCTTGGAGAAACTAAGTATAAATTTAAAGAGGTTTATGAGAGCCTGAAGGACATTATGGAAGCATAGGAGGGCTTATGAAAAAAATATGCTTTGTATGCGATTTTTGCGGTAAGGAAATTACAGGGGAAGGCATGAGGCTTGTAAGGGTATCATTTGAAAAAGGCGGAGCCTTCAAAGAACAGGAGAATGCAGACGAGTTTCATTTTTGTAAAAAATGTAACGCTGCCCTGATAGCCGAACTTGACAAGGCTGAGTCAGCTGCTATTAAGAGTAAAAAGCTCACTTCCGGGGATATGGAAAAAAGTCCTGAAAAAAGCTCCAGCAGAAGGCTTGATGCAGGCAAGGTTATGGCACTGAGTAAAGCAGGGTGGAGCAATGAAAAGATAGCCGAGGAAATGAAGGTAACGGAAGAACAGATTTATAAGTGTATATATTATCAGAAGAATAAACAAAGTAAGGCAAAGTCCGGAAAGGAGAACAATGAGGAATAATTACAAGAAAGTATCAAGACATGGTTCAATCAACATACCTGTTGCAATGAGAAGGGAGATGGGACTGCAGGGCGGTGATCCTATGGAAGTATCAAAGGAAGAGGATAAGATAGTAATAAGACCATACACACCGCGCTGCTTGGCGTGTGAGGGTACAGATGAGGTTGTTCAGTATCTTGGCATAAATATTTGCAAGAAGTGTGTGGCAAAGGTACTTGAAAAGATGAAGGGAGAGGCATAATGGCAGCTATAAAAGAAATGACAACAAAAGAGCTTGTAAACGAGGCTGTAAGGCTTGACAGGGAACTTAAAACAAGTAAGAAAACACTTGATGATGTAAAGGCAGAGCTTCAGGCAAGAGGGCTTAAGGACATAGAAGACAGAAATATCAAGTTTGTAAGGTATTATGCTAAAGACGGAAGCGTATCGGTACTTGATGCACAGAGCATGGATGTTATAAATGTTGACAGGCTTAAAGAAGTGCTTTCTGAGGGTGTGTGGAAGTCAAAGGTTACTGAGGAGACAAAGACAACCTATAAATATGACAAGACTCTTGAAAAAATGCTTAAGGCAGCCTTTACAGGTGATTATAGCTTTGAGACAAGCCTTGAGGACTTCCTTGATACTATGCAGGATAAGCCGGACGACAAACAGAAGAAGCTTCTGCTTAAGAAGCTTAAAGGCGAGTATGTAGCTGATAGGAAAACACTGATAAGCGTGTTCGGACATGGTGAGGAAGACACCGGATATTTTGATGTTGAGTTATGGCACATCTACAAAATAAAGAACGGAGAGCTTATAAAGAGCTTCCTTGGCAGTGAACAGGTCAAAAAGGCAATAGCCGGAATAAGAAACTGCCTTATAGTGGATTCAAAAACAGGAATAACGGTTGATTATGATAAGGAGGATAAATAGATGACAGATATATCAAGCGAGGCAAAAAAGGCAGGACTTAACGAGCCTGTGAAAGACATTGATGAAATGACAGAGGATGAGCTTATGGAATTCAGGAATTCATTTAATCCTGATATGATGGGCTTTGATGGAACAGAAGGGATTGAAGAGGACATACTACAGACAGGGGAGGAGAGCAATGAAAATTAATAAGCTGCTTACAAAAATAAATTTTTCAGATGCCAACAGAAAGCCGGGACAGATTAAATACATAGTAAAGCATTACTGTGGAGCAGAAGGTGATGCAAATGCAAACTGCAGATACTTTGCCACCGGCTACAGGGGAGCAAGTGCTCACTACTTTGTTGGCTATAACGGTGATATATGGCAGTCAGTAGAAGATGAAGATATAGCCTGGCATTGTGGGGCAAGGGTATATAAACATTCTGAGTGCAGGAACACAAACTCCATAGGCATTGAGTTCTGCGTGAAAAAGAATAAGGACGGAAGGTGGTACTATACGGAAGAAACAAAGGCTGCAGGGCTTGAACTTATAAGATACCTTATGGATAAGTATGGAATTGATGAAAACCATGTCGTGAGGCATTATGACGTTACCGGAAAGATATGCGGTGAGCCTGATGTAAGAAATAACGGTAAAGAATGGGCAAAGTTTAAGAAAGAAATAAAAGGGCACGGCAGGAAGGCAGGAGCCCCGGAAGATAAAAAGGGAGAAGCTTCCAAGTCTGGAAATAAAACCAATGACACAGGACATATCGAGTTTAAGGTAAAGACTACCTGTGACAATCTTAACATAAGGCTTGGCGCAGGTGTGGAGTACAAGGCAGTAGGAGCAATCAATGAAAAGGAAGGAAGCAAGAAGCTCTACACCATAACAGCTACAAAGAACGGCTGGGGAAGACTAAAAGGCGGTGCAGGGTGGATTGCACTTGCCTACACCAAAAGGGCGGATTAAGGCAGAAAGGGGATATAAATGGATAAGAAACTTCTTGATGAGCTTATGGCAGATGTAAGACCGGAAGACCTTGACGAAAAGAACCGGGCAATATTTGAAATCATAGGCATTGAGGCAATGAAAAAGCTTTTTGACCTTAGAAGAGGTGACAACCTTTATATTCCCAAGCCTGAAAAACTTATCATGCAGGCAAGAAACAGAAGGATAATAAAAGAGTACAGGGAAGGCACTACAATAAGCTGCATTGCAAAAAAGTATGACCTTACAGTGCAGCATGTATGGAGAATTGTAAAAGAAGAACCTATAAAAGGGCAGATATCAATAGAAGATTATATGAAAAGTGGCGACCCGGTAGGGGCTGCCCCGCTTATTAAAAGGAGAGACAAGGGGACCAGCGG